CTAACCTAGGACCAGGAGTTGAAAAATTTATAAAGGATTTCTACGAAGATGCTTACAGGTATTACGAAGACATATTCAAAGCAAATCCAGAACTAACTCATGATACTAATCTTTATAATCATCGAGAACTTTTTAAAGATGTGAGTAGAGTGGTGCCTCGAGATATACTAAAAACCTTACTAGTAGGAAATGAGAGATTTGGCGGTCCTGTAGATATGTACTATATTGGTCCAATGACTGTAGAGGGTGTAGACAAAGGTAACGAACTTCACGTAGACGGAGAAATTACAACAGTAGAGCAACTTATTAAAAACCACCCAACCGTATACGCCTTCATTAGAAAACGAGAAGGCAACTTTTACTTTACAAGTAGAGAGGAATCGATACCTGCAAACAAAGCTTTGAAAGTACGTATGATCTTCTCCAAAACTCCTAACAGTTCAGGATTTCAATCTCGCTTCGGTATGAACTTTCAAAAGAGAGGCTCCCTAATATAGTAAAAAGGACTAAACTAACACCCACAGCTTTTATTATACACAAGCTATTTATATAAAATAGTTATAGAATGGCACAGGACATAAAAAAGATTATTGCACAAGAGTATTTAAAATGTGCTAAAGATCCAGCATACTTCATGAAGAAGTATTGCTACATCCAACACCCTACAAGAGGTAGAATACTATTCAATCTTTACCCTTTCCAATCAGAAGTATTACACTTATTTAAAGATAATCAATTTATCATTACCCTTAAGTCAAGACAGTTAGGTATCTCTACTTTAGCTGCTGCTTATAGTTTATGGTTGATGCTCTTCCATAAAGATAAAAACGTACTAGCACTAGCAACTACACAAGCTACAGCAAGAAACTTAGTTTCTAAGACTATGTTCATGTACGACCAACTACCTAAGTGGTTAAGATTACCAGCTAAGGAAAAGAATAAATTATCTCTAAGACTTAAAAACGGATCAAAAATAACAGCTAAGTCTTCAAATGCAGATGCTGCTAGATCTGAAGCAGTATCCCTGTTACTTATAGATGAAGCAGCGTTTATAGACAACATTGATGAAACCTTTACTGCTGCACAACAGACACTTGCAACCGGTGGACAATGTATGGCCCTATCAACTCCTAACGGAATCGGTAACTGGTTTCACCAGACATGGGAAAAAGCAGAGACAGGAGAAAATTCCTTCTTACCAGTAAGATTACCGTGGACAGTTCATCCTGAAAGAAACCAAGTATGGAGGGACCAACAAGATAGAGACTTAGGACCAAGAATGGCAGGACAGGAATGTGATTGTGACTTCCTTGCTTCTGGAGAAACAGTATTCGAACCAGAAGATTTACTATTCTACGAACAAACCTATGTAACCGACCCAGCAGAGAAGAGAGGTTTAGATAACAATTTATGGATATGGGAACAACCTGACTACTCTAAATCGTATATGGTTGTAGCAGATGTCGCTAGAGGTGATTCAAAAGATTATTCTGCATTCCATGTATTTGACATAGAAACCTGTGTACAAGTAGGAGAGTATAAAGGTAAATTGTCTCCGAAAGATTTTGGAAACGTACTCGTAGCAATATCATCTGAATACAACGACGCACTCCTTGTAGTGGAAAATGCAAATATTGGATGGGCAACAATAGAACAGATATTAGAAAGAGAATACCGTAACTTATACTACAGCGCAAAGAGCCAAACAGAGACAGTAGAGTCGTATATGAGGAAGTTTGAAAGAGATCAACTCGTACCAGGCTTCACAATGTCAATGAGAACACGTCCTTTAGTTATTGCTAAAGCAATGGAGTATGTTCGTGAAAAATCCGTAACAATCCAGTCAAAACGTACTTTAGGAGAGATGAGAGTATTCGTATGGAAAAACGGAAAAGCACAAGCACAGACCAATTATAACGATGATCTTCTAATCGCACTCGCAACCGCACTATACGTTAGAGACACCGCACTAAAGCTAAGACAGCAAGGAATAGACCTAACTAGAGCACAATTATCCTCTTTCTCTAACCTTAACGCAAAAAATCACGCAATAATATCATCAGTTGCCTCCCAGCAGAATAATCCTTATATTATAAGAACAGACCACGGTACAGAGGATATATCGTGGTTAATTAAGTAAACCATATTTATACATAAAACCAGATTAATGGCAGATACTTCCCTATTTAAAAGATTAACGAGATTATTTTCTTCCGATGTAATTGTAAGAAACATTGGAGGAGATCAACTTAAAATCGCTGATGTTAACCAGATACAGACAACTGGTAAATACCAGACTAACTCTCTTATAGATAGATTCTCTAGACTGTATATCTATAACAATAAAAACATATTTAACCCAAATCTAAACTACCAAACACTCCGCATACAGTTATATATAGATTATGAAGCTATGGACACAGATCCACTAATAGCATCAACTTTAGATATAATTGCTGATGAATCCACATTAAAGAGTGATATGGGGGAAGTACTATCAATTAAATCCTCAGACGAAAACATACAGAGAATACTCTACAACCTTTTTTACGACGTATTAAATATCGAATTTAACTTATGGTCATGGACACGTAATATGTGCAAGTATGGTGATTTTTTCCTTAAATTAGAGATAGCAGAAGAATTCGGAGTATATAACGTACTGCCGTATACTGTATATCACATGTCAAGACATGAAGGAGGAGATCCAAAGAATCCAGCAAAAGTAACATTCCAACTAGACCCTGACGGATTAGCGTCATCTCAAGATCCTAACTACATACCTAACAGTAATAAAAGAGTTATAGAATTTGATAACTACGAGGTAGCCCACTTCAGATTAATATCAGACACAAACTACTTACCATACGGACGCTCTTACATAGAACCTGCTAGAAAGATATGGAAGCAGTTAACTTTAATGGAAGATGCGATGTTAATACACCGTATAATGAGAGCACCAGATAAGAGAACCTTCTTTGTCAATGTCGGACAGATACCTCCAAACGAGGTAGAGCAGTTTATGCAAAAGACTATAAACACAATGAAGAAAACTCCATTTGTAGATCCTCAAACAGGAGACTATAACCTCAAGTTCAATATGATGAACATGATGGAAGACTTCTACATACCAGTAAGAGGAGGAGATGCTACTACAAGAATAGAAAACACACCCGGACTAACCTACGACGGAATACAGGATATAGAGTACTTAAGAGATAAAATGTTCGCTGCTTTAAAAGTACCGAAAGCTTATTTTGGATATGAAAAAGACTTGAGCGGGAAAGCAACTTTAGCAGCAGAAGATATTAGATTCGCTAGAACAGTAGAGAGGATACAAAGAATATTAGAATCTGAACTGACTAAGATTGCATTAGTACATTTGTATACTCAAGGATTCAAAGGAGAATCATTAACTAACTTTGAAATCAACCTTACTAATCCGTCGATTATATTCGAACAGGAAAAAGTAGCATTACTAAAAGAAAAAGTAGATCTAGCAGGACAGATGTTAGATTCAAAACTATTCCCAACAGACTACGTATACGACCACATCTTCAATCTATCAGAAGACCAGTATATGGAAATGAGAGACTTAATAGCAGAAGACTATAAGAGGTTCTTTAGAATATCTCAAATAGAAAACGAAGGTAATGACCCTGCTAAATCTGGTAAATCATACGGAACACCTCACGATCTAGCGTCACTGTACGGTAGAAGAAAAGGAGAAGAGAAAGGTCAACCATTCGGAGTAGTACCTGCTGGGTATGAGGACGAAACACCCGGTATAGGAGATATAGGACCAGAGGGAGGAAGACCGAGAGAACATGCTTCACACTACGGTACAAATGACGGACTAGGAGGAAGAGATCCATTAGGAGTACACGGAATGAAAGGCGGGTTCGATTCAGACTACGAAAACGTAAGCGAGGGGAAGAAACCACAACCAATAGACAATACCTTAGCAAAAACTCTTTTTTATCAAAACTTCCACAAGCAAGATAAGAAACATAATATTTTTGAAAAAGTAGAAGAAAAACATTCTGAAATGTTAGATGAATCTAAAATCAAAGATTTAGATAAATCCTAACTATTTATATAGGTAAGGTATATACAAAGTATAAAGAAACCCCACAAAATGCGAATAAAACATAGTAAGTATAAAAATACAGGTCTAATCTTTGAACTACTTGTAAAGCAGATAGCAGCAGATACCTTGAATAAAAAAGACTCTTCTGCAGTTAACGTACTTAGAAAGTACTTTACTGGAAAGACATCTCTAGTACGTGAATTTAAACTATACCAACTTATTCTTAAAAATAAATCTGTATCACAATCAAAAGCGGAATCCATAGTATCAACTATAGTAGAAGTAGCAAGAGGAATAGATAAGGATTTACTGAAAAAACAGAAGTATGCTCTTATTAGAGAAATAAAAGATAACTATAATATTGAAGATTTTTTCTCTATGAGTGTTAAAGACTATAAACCACTAGCAGCGCTATACTGCTTGATGGAAGCTCATAAAGTAACTGATTTAATTGACCCTGACGTTCTTGTAAACAATAAGACTACTATTCTAGAACATCTAACTAAGACTGTTCAAGATAAAGGAGAAGTACGAGATACGTTGATAGAAGAATATTCTAAGTACGACAAAGATCTAAAACTTCTTACCTTCAGAATACTACTAGAAAAATTTAACTCGAAATACAATACACTTCTACCAGAACAGAAAAGTATACTTAGAGAATTCATAACATCAGTAGACTCCTCAACAAAACTAAGAAGTATAGTAAACGAAGAGATAAAGAAACTACTACTAGAAATAAGAAAACTCAAAGAAACGTCTAAGAACGATATTATAGTAATAAAACTACAAGAAGTCCTTAAGAGTATAAAACCGCTTAGTAATAAAGAAAAAGTAACAGATGCACATTTAGTAGATATAATGCAGTACTACGAACTAATTAAGGAACTAAAAGAGCTATGAAACTAAGCAAGTTAAAAGAGATAGTATTAGAAGTACTGCAAGAAACGAACGAACAAAGCGCAACAGATGGGGCTGGAGGATATTCAACTCCATATGCATTTGGAAAAAAAGGAAAAAAGAATAGAGCAACTAAGTACGGAGAAAAATTAGGGTACACAACTGTTAAGACAAAAAAAAGACCATATAACACTAAAATGTTTGATTATCTAGATGAGAACGATACAAGAAAAATATAACGCGATACTAGAGGGTAACTTCTCTAAAACACAATTCCTAAGAGATGCTAAAAGAGAACTATCTCAATTTTTATCTCCATTTAACGGATATGAAGATACTATAGCTATTCTTAAGAATAAAGGAGTACTAACAGAAGCTAAAAAAGAAAAAGCAACTAACTACGAACCAACACCGGCAGGTCTTCCAGCAGAAGCAGTAAGTAGAGGGATCGATTACGAGCTAGAAGCAATAGGAGTTAATACAGGTGTGGAAATGCCAACAGAAGAGCAATTAGCAAAAGTAACTGCAAAGGTTAATAAAAACTTAGCTAAAAATATGAATCACTATTTGGACCTTATTGCTGGGGAATCTAAAAAAGTAGACAAACACGATAAACCTGTAGTAGCTACTAAGAAGAATACTGTAGATACTTTTAACGGTACGAAGAAAGCAAGTTTAAAAGAGAGTGTACTAGAAAAAGCAATGAGCAAAGGGTATACGAAAGAGCAGGTAGAGGCAGCAATAAAGAACTTAAAAGAGAAAAAAGGTAAAGATCATGACGGAGATGGAGACATTGATGGAGATGATTATATGATGGCTAAAG